TATAAATTACGACTTATATCAATATGTGGATAGCGATAAACCACCTACAGCCCACCTATCGCAACAAGTGTCAATACACAGTATCAATACACATATATCAAATGGTAAGTCTATCAAAGATGAGGTTGTGAATAGTGGGTATAAAAAAGTTGGAACTGAGGGTGCTTATAATGTTCTGCAAAAAGATGGTAAAAAATACCTAAAACATAAGTTTAAAGATGAACCAATTAAGGCTTACTAATGTCTGCGATACTTAGAATTTTTAAATATGTAAGAAAAAGATTGATTAATCTCTCTATTGAAAATAAAAGGTTAAAGATGCAACTTGAATTTTATAAGGCCATAGTAGAAAGCGATAATAGTAAGAAGCACTAAATGGTCAGAAAAAAGTCTAAATTTCGCCACATTTCAATATCGAATAAGAAATACTATTTTTATGAGATTAAATGGTACGATATTTTAGGAGATTCAGGCCATGCTGGAACTAAAGAATTTGATAATATGAAACCAGCCCTAATGACAACTACAGGCTATGTCTATTCTAAAGATAACAAACATCTAAAAACATTTGCTAGTTATGATGAGAATGAAGAATCTTTTAGTGATAGAAATGTCTTTCCTATTGGTTGCATAAAAGAAATGAAAAAATTGGAGATATAATGAAAATAGAAACAGCAGATATAAATACTATAAAACCTTATGAGAACAATCCGAGAAAATTAAAAGATTCAGCTATTGAAAAGGTGGCCATGTCTTTAAAAGAATATGGCTTTAGACAGCCTATAGTAGTTGATAAAGATAGAATTATTGTTGTAGGCCACACTAGATACCGAGCCTCTAAAAAATTAGGTTTTAAAGAAGTACCAATAACTATTGCTGACAATCTTACACCTGAACAGATAAACGCATATAGAATAGCTGATAATAGAACTGCTGAAGAATCCGAGTGGGATAGTGAATTACTTAAAATGGAAATAAAAGATTTAGAGGCTAAAGATTTTAAATTAGATTTATTAGGTTTTAATGAAGATCAGCTAAACGATATGTTATTCGAGGAAAAACAAGGTTTAACTGATGAAGATGAAGTTCCTGAAGCACCTGAAGAACCTATATCTAAACTAGGAGATATTTGGAAACTTGGTAATCATAGAGTTATGTGTGGGGATAGCACTAAAGAAGATGATGTTAAAAAACTTGTAGATAATAATAAAATAGATTTAATATATACCGATCCACCTTATGGAATAAATGAAAAAGGAGATAGATTAGGTAGAGATGGTTTAGCAGAATCAAGAAAATATAAAGATTTTAAAGATGATACAATTAAATATGCTGTTGATTCTTATATTTTATGTGAAGATATTATAAAAGCACCTAGACAAGTATGGTGGGGTGGTAATTACTATTGTCATTATTTGCCATTATCTAATAATTGGTTTGTTTGGGATAAAAGAGTTGAAGAAAAACAAAAAGATACACAATCAGATTGTGAGTTAGCTTGGGTTAAATCAAAATGGAGTTCAGTTAGAATATTTAGACATTTATGGAAAGGAATGATGAAAGGTTCAGAACATGGACAAAAAAGAGTTCATCCTACACAAAAACCAGTTGCATTAGCAGAATGGAGTTTTGATTATTTTAGAGAATTTGATAGTGTATTAGACTTATTTGGTGGTAGTGGTTCAACATTAATTGCCTCTGAAAAAAAAAGTAAAAAATGTTATATGATGGAATTTGAACCACATTATGTAGATGTAATTATTAAAAGGTGGGAGAACTTTACAGGATTAAAAGCAGAGTTGGAAAATGGACAAAATTAAGGCAAATAAGACAGTAAAGAGGCAAGGTGCTGGAAGACCTAGAATAGTGGTCGATATAGAAATCTTAAAGAATTTAGCCTCCATTGGCTGTCCTGACTATGAAATTGCTAGTGTATTGAATGTATCAGCTAAAACACTTAAACGAAATTATGCAGATATTATCGAGCAGTTTAAAGAAAAGGGTAAAGCTAGTCTTAGAAAAAAAATGTTCGATAAAGCTATTAAAAAAGATAATACCCATATGCAAATTTGGTTAAGTAAAAACTATCTAGGTATGAAAGATAGAACACAAACTGAATCTATTGTTGAGCCTTTACCTTTAATAATAGACGCAAAAGCAGATGAGGTAGATGGCTAAAAAAAAAGGTAATCTATTTGGTGCAACAATCGAATACACTAAAACAGAAAAAGGAACTTCTATTGGCAGACGACCAATAACAAGTACATTAAATAAACATAAACGAAGACAACAAGGAAAAGGGAAATATCGTGGACAAGGTAAATGAAATTGGAGAGAATACATTTTTAAAATTAAGACAACAAAGAGATCAAGCAAGAGCAGAATGTGACCAAGCAAAGATTCAAAGAGATGTAGCTTTAAGAAAATTAAATAAGGCTTTGCAAATAGCAAAAGATTTAAGGAAGCTGATAGAAAATGGACAAGAAACGTAGTAACTTTTATCCTAATGGAGAGTTTATTCCATATCAAATGCCACAAGATTTTAGACCAGCAACAAGAGAGGGTAGCTGTGGTAACTGTGGACTCTTTTCAAATAAGCATGGGTTCTGCGGACTTTATAAAACTAGAGCAGTTAGAGATACTTATGTTTGTAACAAGTGGAGAAAAAGACACTTTAAAAGATAATCTTTAAATTTATATTGTTGTATGATATTTATGCCATATGGCTAAATATAAAAATAGAACTGTAAAACTTAATAAACCATCAAGAGGAGATGTTAAGAAGTTCAAAGTATTTGTAAAAGATAGAAGTACAGGTAGAGTTAAAAAAGTTAATTTTGGCTCTAAAACAATGTCTATCAAGAAGAATATACCAGCTAGACAAAAGAGTTTCTTTGCAAGATTTAGACCAATACTTGCTAAAGTAAAAGGTCAGAAAAATTTATCACCAGCATATTGGGCAATTCAATCGTGGAAAAAAGGTTTTAAAATATGAGAGATACAAAAATATTAAATAAATTTACTGAAGATAGTCAAAAGAAATGGAAAGAGATGCAACTGTTTATAAATTTAAAAAGAGAAGTAAATCATGGTGCTAATGGTACTAAAGAATATGTAATTAAAAAGGGTATTAACAAAGGTAAGATTGCTAAATGAGGTTAAGTATGAATTATTATTTTACAGGAATATTAATTATTCTATTCTGTTTATTATGTATGGTAGACCCAGCATATCCAGATAGTACACAAACTAATACATCAGGCTCAAATACTGCAATCGAGGGTGGCTATACTTCATCATCTGCTACAACTTACCAATCAGGGTCATCATCAAATACTACATCAAACTCTACTAATCATTCTAATGTAAAATCTGCACCACCAACAGCATCTGCACCATCATTCTCTGCTCAATCACAAGACGTTTGTGCAACAGGAGTATCAGTAGGTATTCAAACATTTGGTACAGGCTTTTCAGGTGGTAAAACTAATAGAGATATGAACTGTGAAAGAATTAAATTAGCAAAAGTTTTATATGATTTTGGAATGAAAGTAGGCTCAGTTGCTTTACTATGCCAAGACGAAAGAGTCTTTGAGGCCATGATTAATGCTGGAACTCCATGCCCTGTAGATGGAAAGATAGGTAAAGATGCACTAGCTATATGGAATAAGTATGACCATGAAAGACCAGATTATGAAACTTATGTAAAACGAATTAAAAAAAGAGAAAAGATAGATAAGAAGTTAAATAAAAAAGAAGCTAAAACATTAGAACTACACACTAAATGACGAGAAAAACTAATACAATGTTGATAGGCTTATTAGGTACAATCTTAATGGGTTTAGCTACTTGGACATTGGTTACACTTATAGAATTACAAACCTTAATGTATATGCTCCAAACTGAATTAGAAAATGTTGATAAACAATTTGGCAGAGTTTATAACTTTATAGATTCAGTAAGGAAGTAATGAATTGTTTAAGTTTTATGTTAGCTTTTACAATGCACTTAGGTTTAGAGGGAGATTACAATAATATACACCCACACATAAGATGTGAAAAAGATAATTTAATATCTGGCGTTTATTATAATAGTGAAGATAATATTTCTTCTTATATTGGGTTACAGCATAAAGGATTTGAGATAGGACTTGTTTCAGGATATACATACAATAATATTGTGCCAATGATTAGATATAAAAAAAATAATTGGTTTATAACACCAGCAATAGAAAAGAATGGTAAAAAAGGTGTTGTGTTAGGTTTAGAATTTTAATGATCTGGTTAATTATTTTTATAGGAGTAATGGCTTATGCAGTATATCGTATCAATCGTTTTGTTGATGATGTTAACCCTCGCAACTTCTTCAGCCGAAGAAATAACGACAAATAATTTAATCACTAATAATAACTTTGAAACAGGTAATGCTAATGGTTGGACTACTAATGGAGATGTTCAAGTATTAAACGATTGTTGTACACTTAATAATGTTGCTAGTAATTATGATTTAGAGTTTGGAGATAGTGGCTCTATAGAACAACAATTTAATTTAACTACAGATACTATATCACAGGCTATGTTAGATAATGGTATTACACTAGACAGTACAATAGAAGTGCAGAATGGAGAATGTGGTGTTGCTGGTTGTTGGGCTGGTCGAGGTGGAGATGCAGATTCATTTACAATTACTCTAAAGATTAAAGATTCAGATGGAAACGTATTAGCCACAAGTACAAAGATTAGAACAGATGTTACAGGAATTAATGGTGCTAACTTTACAGATTCACTTACATATAATGGAGTAGATTCTAATTTAGGTAATCTTAATATTGCTGGAACTGATGCTAACGCACCAGCTAATCTAGGTGGGGCAAATGTAGATAACATTATTGTTACTATGACTTATGATGACGAGGTTATATCTAACGAAATTATTGAACAGATTGAAACTGTATTTGAAGAACTACAAGAGGAGATATTTCAGGAAATAGAATTTAAAGAACAATTTAAGTTTGAGGAAGAATTTAAAATAGTACAAGCACCACCAATGGAAGAAGAATTAGAGATTGAAGAATTTATTGAGATAATAACTATGCCTGAAAAAGAGCCTGAAATTATCGAAGAAATGTCAAGTGGTGTAGAAGAAATTATAGAAGAAAAGCCAGAAGAAGAAATGATTACCAAAGAAATAATCAAAGAGGCTAAAGAGGAAATGCCTGAAGAAATAATAGAGGAAGCACCAGAACAGATGGCAGAGGAAACTAAAGAAGAAGAAGTTATTGAGGAAGCACCAAAAGAAACTACAGAAGAAGCACCTAAAAAAGAAGTTAAAACAAAGGTAGCAAGTAAAAAAACTAAAAAACCAAAGATAGATAAGATTATGGCCAAAGTAGATGCTCAAATTAAAGATAGTGCTAAAAACCTAACTATTAAAAACATTATAAAACTAGATGCTATGCAAAGCGATCAGGCTTCATTAACAGCCTATAACAATGTGGAGTTTTACAAGCCTAAAGATATTTATTTGAAACAGATCGAGATATTTGATAATAGGTCTATATATGCAGATATTGATTTAGTTAAATATACTGCTAATGATATAATGGAAGTTAAGATTAAAAAACTAAATGAAATTAAGTCAAAGAAAAGACTATTACTTTTAGAATTACAGGAGTTAAAAAATGGTTAAAAAAATACAAGACAATCTAACAAACATAGTAGTTGTGTTAGGTTTGATTGCATCTATTGGTGCTGGATTTACTAAGTTTGCTAATATGGAATCTACAATAGAACAATTATCAAATGCTACTGCACCAGATACTACAGGTATTGAAACTAATGGATTTGCAATAATAGATAACAGCACAGAGATAGCACTTATAAACGAGAAACTTAAAACACATGGTCATAATAACGATCATGTTCATGATAATTCTGCTATTAAAATATTACAAAAAGAAATAGAAGTTTTAAAGCTAGAGATACAAGAGTTAAAAGAATCATCTAAAAACCCACTAAGTTAATGAAGTTTGTTTTAGCTTATACTATCTGCTCTGCTATTACAGGATTCTGTAATACACCTGTAGTACACCCAACAACTTTTAACAGTTGGACAGATTGTACTAAACATGGTGCTATGGTAACAATAAAAGTAACTAACGAATTTCAGGAAAAATTTAATAAGGATAAATTATATATTTCTTATTTCTGTAATGAAAATAACTCTGACAAAACCACAACTTAAAGTAAGTAGTTCAGAAGCTAGATTCAGAGTATTAATATCAGGTCGTAGATTTGGTAAAACTTATTTAGCTGTAACTGAAATGATGAAATATGCTTGTCAGCCAAATAGAAAGATTTGGTATGTAGCACCTACATTTAAAATGGCCAAAGAGATTGTGTGGGGAACTCTTAAAGAAATGCTTAATCAATTTAATTGGATTGAGGATATTAACGAAACTACTATGACTATTACGATTAGAAAAACTAATAGTCAAATATCACTAAAGGGTGCAGATAACTATGACTCATTAAGAGGTACAGGATTAGACTTTTTAATCTTAGATGAATTTGCAGATATAGATAAAAGAACTTGGTACGAAGTATTAAGAGCAAGTATATCTGATAGATTAGGCCATGCACTATTTTGTGGAACACCAAAGGGATATGGTAATTGGTCTTATGAATTATATTTAAAAGGTAAGCAAGATAACGATTGGGAGTCTTTTCAATATACGACTATTCAAGGTGGTATAGTATCAGAAGAAGAAATAGAACAAGCCAAACAAGATA